TACCGAATCATAACAGCAAAGGCGTTGAGAAAGGCACTTATTACAGCATTTTGAGGCAAGCGGGGCTAAAGTAGCCCCCTTGTTCTCTTAATTTAAAAGGAGGTAATATGAAAACAGTAGAAGTTATCGTTGAACACGCAGGAAAGAACCTGAGTGCTTATATTGAAGGTGCTCCCGTCATTACAGTTGGTAATGATATGAAAGAGTTAGAAGATAATATGAAGGAAGCAATCGAGTTGTATCTGGAAGATAATACTAATCCTTGCGAGGTGTTGTCTGGGGAATTTGAATTAAAGTTCAAAATTGATGCTGCTACCTTTATCAACTACTACAGCAACATTTTTACTAAAGCTGCTCTGAGTCGGATTACAGGAATCAATGAGCGTCAGTTATGGCATTATGCTGCCGGAGTACATAAACCGCGCAAACAGCAGTTGGAGAAGATTCAGAAAGGTATTCAGTCTTTGACTAAAGAGTTGGCTGCTATTAATCTCTTGTAGTTTGGCAAAGATAGAGAATGAGATAGAACATGATGTAATTTGCCAAAGTGTAGAAGAACTTCTTCCTATGACAGATGATAATATCCCACCGACTGATCCAAGGCTGATTGAACTAAGGATTTCATCAGAATTAGTTATTGAGTACGAAGAAGAATATTATCCGATAAAATACTAGTTGATATAAAGGAATAAATATTTTTTGGGGGTAATAAATTTTAGGCTTGCAGTTATTCTGTGAGCCTTTTTTCTGCCATTATCAAACCTTCTCTTTATTGTTCGTTATCACCTATTTAATTATTTCCCTTCCACCTACTTACTCACTACTTTTATACCGCATTTGTGACATCAAAGCGAAGGTCACGAATCAGAAGTTCAAATATTTACTAATCATCTGTATTGGTGGTATTTTTACTTCCACAAATTGAATTTCAAATTTAATAATTCATACGGTATGAAAGGAAAAATCTTAGTAGCACTAAAAACGAAGTATAAAACCTTTGGGTTTGGTGATAAAGCATTTGACGGGGTGGCTGACTACTTATCTAAAACCGTTACTGAAGAAAGTCAAATAGAAACTGCTATTAGTGGGGTCGAAGGACTTTTAAAAGCTTTTCAAGGAGACATTGATACTGTTAGAAACGAAAAATCGGGTCTGCAAAAACAATTGGACGAATTGAAAAATAAAATCGAGAACCCTAATCCCAATCCTAACCCAAATCCAAAGCCGGAAGATAAGAAAGATGACATGGCGACCATCATTGCGAATGCGGTGAGTGCTGCTGTTAAGCCTCTTTCCGATGAACTCGCTCAGTTTAAGGCTGAGAAGTCACAGGCTACCCGACAAGAGCAGATTTTGGCAAAGGCAAAGGAGTATGGTATTCCCGAAACATTCGCAAAGCGTTATGCGATTCCTGATGATGCAGACTTAGACATTTATTTCAAGGACGCTAAACAGGAACTTGCCAATATCGGCTTTAGTGGTGTGACTCCTCCTGAATCAGCGGAAACAAAGATGGAGAAGGAAGCTGAATCTATTGCGAATATGATTTCGGAAGGAACAAAAACTATTGTTGAATCTAAAAAGTAAAATTTATGGCAGCAGGTACTAAGTATAACTTGACCCCGGAATACAAACCGGAAGAGTTCTACCGTGTTGAGACGGGTGTCAGAAAGAGCGGACCGTGGAAGTTGGATATTACCAACCTTGTAGTAGGCTCTGTTCTTCCTGTATTCACACCTGTACAAGCGGACTTGAAGAAACGGACACTCGTTCCCGTCCGCAATGTGAAAGTGGTTGAAGCTTATACCACAGGAGACTCTAATCTCACCATCAAGGTGGCAAAAGATTCTTTGGCTTATCAGGGTATGTTCATCGGAAGCGGAAAGAAAGGCGCAGAGGTAGCATCTATCGACAAGTCAACCAAGGATTATGATGTATTAACCATCAAAGCGGCTTTCGGAGAAAATATCGCTAAGGATACGGTTCTTTTCGAAGCTACCGCAGTGGGTGGAACAGTGAAGAAGAACACTGCAAACTTCGTTCTTTATGATGCGAAGAAAGTTGAGAGCGATGGAGCGGTTCTCTGCACTCTCTTGATGCAAGCCTATGAGGTAAAGGAAAGCAAGTTGGTTCTTCCGATCCATGAACTGGATAAGGTGGGATTGACAAGCCGTTTCCAGTTTGAGTATTAATCATTAAAAGTTTAGATATGAATTTGACCATACAAACTTTATTTACAGACCCCAATATCGTTCAGGCGATTATTGACCGTGTTCTCCAGTTGAGACTGGACACAATCTACTGGAAGCAATACGGTGATTTCTTGGAAACCAAACAACGTGTTTTCAAGACTTACTTGGGAACGGTTACAGGTGTCGTTGCCGGTTCCATCCTTGGCAAGAATGACCAAAAACCTATTCGTGAAAGACGTTCACTCGGAAGTGGTTACACTGAAATCGCTTACTTGGGCGACCGTTATCAGATGGATATTGAACGTCTGTCGCAATTGCAAGACCTCATTGATAAATTCAATGCCGCCAATACCGCTGACCAGCGTACAATCTTACAGGAGATTATCGACTTTATTGTTGATGATTATCGTCAGATTTTGCTTGCTCCACACAAGCGTATGGATATCGTTGTTCCTGGATTGTTGATGACTGGTAAAGCACAGGTTCACTTGGCTGACAACAAAGAAAATATCGAGTTGCTCGATATCGAGTTGCCGTTCCACTTCCTTACTCCAGAAGCTGCAGTAAAGGATAAGTTTATCTCTTACTTACAGCAGGAGATTCAAAAGCTGAAAGCTAAATACGGTGTGTTCTCCAAGATGATTATGTCTCGTAGTACATTCATGAAGAACATTGTAGGTGCTTCCGAGTTCGGGGATAAATTCAAGATGATTCTTGGCGAGCGTGAGTTCATGGTTAACGCTGGGTTGGTGACTGACCAAATGGCATCCAGCGTATTTACTGGAATCGGGCTTCCTGCTATCGAGATCAAGGAGGACTATGTAGAGAATCAGGCGGGCGAGAACGTGCAGATTTATGCTGATAACCGTATAACTCTGTTGCAGACTGATAAGGTGATGAAGATGCGCCACCATAAGCCGTATGTAATGACCGATCCGGTTCCGGGACGTTCTTATAATACCGCTGAAGGTCAAATGTCGGTATGCAACTATCGTGACGAAGAAGGTCGATACATGGAGTACACTGCTGAGTGGATTCCTGAGTTTACTTCTCCGAATAAGATTGTGAATTTCGATTTATCAACCATGAACGCTATCCCGGAGGGATAAGGAGGATTCTATGAAGATTAAAGTGATTGATATTTTCCGCGACAAGTTTACTGGTGAAGTGTACAATCCGGGTACAATCCTCGATTTTGAAGACGAGACCCGTGTGAAAGACCTTTCGGAACGCAAACTTGCCGAAGTTATCGAAGAGAAGAAAGCCTCTAAGGGGATTTTCCTCTTCGAACAGGAGTTTGAAAAGAAAGACGTTGTAGAAGCATTGAAGTCTATCGGTGTCTCTGTAACTGCAAATATGAGAGAGGGAACACTTCTTTCTAAAGCAGGAGAACTGGATGAAGAAAAGACTTCTGCTTTGAAAGAAGCATTAGGTATCGAATAAAAGGGGTAGGGTAGTATCTCTACCCTTCCATTGTTTAATTTTATAAATCAGTAAAGCAATGAAGAATTTTATTTTTGCCATGTGTGGCTTTTTGATGATGTCCTTGGTTTCATTGGGCGTACAGGCATCAAGTATTAGTGAACCTATCTTGCCCAAATCAGATGTTGTGATGCTTGATGTCGGTCTGCCTATGATTCAGAACGAGGTCGTTAAAATCGTTCCTATGGATTACTTGGTGTTAACAGCACCGCAATCTGTATTCGTTATTGCTGAAAGTCCGGTTATTCAAAGTAAGTTGGTAACTGTTCCTAAATGTCCGTTCCGATACGTATATAAATCGAAGTATTGTACGCATTATAGTTACACTGCATATAGTAGATTGATTACACCATACTAAGATGACGGTAAACGACTACATACAACAGAAGTTTCAGACATTCGGCATTCAGGTGTCGGAGGCTGACCTTTTGGATATGTGTCTGAACTCGAAGATAAGCGGAGAGGATGAGATGAACGAGGATTGCCAAACGCGGGTGTCGGTGGCGATTGCGAAGTTCATCCCCTCTCTTTTACTTCGTGCCACTTCAATCGGTGAAAGCGGTTTTTCTATGTCCTGGAACCTTCAGGGAGTTAAGGATTACTATTCATTCCTGTGCAAACAGTACGGGCTGAAAGACGAACTGAGTAACAAACCTAAATGCACCTTCTTATGATATTCGCTCCACACATATTGCAAGTAAAGGTTATCACTCCGATGGATAAGGACGAGTTCGGCAGGCCCATTCCCGGAACCGGTGGTGAGAGTTGGCAGGATGTATGCAAGTGCCGTTGTGATGATAACACTACCAAAGAGTTTAAGTCAGAAAACGGCTCTGTGTATCGTCCGAATTATCATGTGGTGTGCGAGAAGAGAATCACTGTTAAGGCAGGTGATGAAGTCCGCTGTATGGATGGTGAGAACGTGCGAGGTCAAGGCGAGGTTTATACAGTGAAGAGTACAAACTACTTTAACTACTCGGAATTATGGATGTAAGATGTGAGGCTGATTTCTCAGATGTTGAAGATTTCCTTCAGGATGGTACAGGCGAAGTTGTTGCTGGCATGAAAGAAGAGGGAGAGGTATTTGTTGAAGATGCAAAAGCTACTGGAAACTATCAAGACCACACAAAACATTTGAGAGAATCGAATGATTATGAGGTTGACGAAGATGGCTTGACTCTGAAAAACGAAGCTGATTATGCTTCATTCGTGGAATCCAAAGGCTTTGAAGTTGCAGGAAGTGCAGCGTTAAGAACATTAGAACGATGTAAAAAACGATTTGAAAAATGAAATATAAAAAGAAACCAGTAGTAATAGAAGCTATCCAACTTAAAGTAGATAACTTCGATGTTGTATGTGATTTTATGGGCGGAACTCCCGTACCGAAACACAATCCCGATTTCGGTATAGACGAGAATGGCAACACCAATGAGCCTTATCTTGGTGTGTACATCGAAACGCTTGAAGGCAAAATGCTTGCAAACTATGGAGATTACATCATCAAGGGAGTAAACGGGGAGTTTTATCCTTGCAAGCCGGACATTTTTGAGAAAACATACGGTAAAGCCGATGATTCATCCGTAATGGGCTTCGGTGATGCTGTCGAAGTGTTAAAACAAGGTGGGGCTGTTCGTAGAAGTGGTTGGAATGGTAAAGGTTTGATGGTATTCAAACAAGTGCCAGCTCATATCGAAAGCGACATCATCCCTAAGATGCAATCGCTTCCCCAATCGGCAAAAGACCTTATTCTGAAAGGTAAGGGATTTATTGACTATACAAGCCAGTGTCTTATCTACAACGAGAATACCGGTCGTGCCGATTCGTGGGTGCCGTCTATCAGTGATGTTTTTGCCGAAGACTGGGAGATAGTGAAATGATAGTAACTACCGACATAGGCAACATCCTTTATCGAGATTGCAAGGCTTTCGGAATAGACATAGTGCCCGATGGTGAAACATTGACGGGTGAATTGAAGTCTGAAAGAATCGTTATCCATGCAAAGAAACAACAGCCGGGGACTTATTGGAGAAAGTCTTTCGCGGAAGTGAATCTTTGCGTGCCCGATTCAAGCGAGAATGAAGCGAACACCATCCGTTTGAATGAACTCGAAAGAGAAGCAAACAAACGATTTGATGATGTGGTAAGCACCTATGACGGCACAACCTATCGTTACTCGATTGATTCGATCGGCACGGAAGCGGATGCAGCTTTGAAGTGTCATTATGTGAATGTGAGAATTTTATTTGAAGTGTTAAATGTAAATTGAAATAATTATGGCAACAAAACCATTTATCGGATTAAAGAGGGTGTGGTACGGTGATGTAGTAACCACCGTAGCCGCTCCCGAAACAGGTTATACGGCAGCCGAGTTAAAAACTCAGATTGAGAAAATGACCGAGATAACCAACGTGCATCAGGACACTTGGGGGTACGAAGAAAGCGACCCTTCGGTAACTGACTACATCAATGAGCTAACAGGACAGCCGTACTATCGTGACGTAACGCAAGCGGGTATTCCTACCGTTTCCTTTACGCTTGGAGAATATGCTTTTGCCGACAAAGCAGCTTTACAAGGTGGTAAAGCAACAGCAGACGGTTGGGAACGTACTGACATGACAACTCTTGTAGAAAAGAGCATCGTAGCCATGACAAAGACGGGCAACTTTATTTTCATGCCGAAAGCCAACATTATCGGTAAGGGTAACTTTGTAGAGAAGAATATTGGCTTGGGCGTTTCGGCCGTTCCTTTGGAAACCGGAGTCAAGGGACTTGCTTCGGAAAAATGGTTCGATGGCTCAAATGTCGAACTTGAATAGTTTTAAGGTAACAGATTGTTTTCGGATGGCGGTGGGTGGTTGCTCACCGCCTTTTTAATTTACGCTTATGGATGCAGCAAAAATAGTAAATGCAGCCGTTTTGGGAAAGGACTTCGAGACGGTTATAGTGAATGGCAAGGCATACGTGATTAACCCTCCTACAATTCATAAGATGGCAGGTGCAGGGTATTATCTGTCCGATTTAAAAGGGGCTACTACCGTCATGGATATGCTCCGCTCGCTGAAAGATTTAAAACAGGCTTCTTTGGCTTTGTCTTGGCTTATTAAAGGGGATGAAAGTCTTTCGGATGAGCTTGCGAGAGGGGAATTTGACGAAGTGGTAGAAGCGTTAGCGGTCGGTCTTTCAATGGTTTCAACGGAAAATTTTCACAAGCTGTCAGTTTTAGCCAAGAACGTAGCAACTCTGACAGCAAAGCAACGGCAGTAGGGAATAATTGCCTGCTCGGACAGATTGCATCGTTCATGGAAAATCTGCATCTGTCTTACGATGAAGTAGTGTACAAAATTCCATACCGAAATTTGGTCATCATGCAAAAGGACAAACTTCATACCGTTTATGGTGATGTCATGGAAGAGATATCAGAAGAAGAATATTTTAAAATGAAAGGTAAGAATCCGTTAAAGTAATTATATATAGGATATTTGTTTAACATTTAAAATTTAAAGCTGAGTCAGAAAAAGAAATCAAAGAGGTAAAAGCGCAAGAGACATTGAAAATCAACGTCAGCGCATTGCAAATCGTGCTCTTGAAACGGGAAACAGAAAAAGATTAAAACGTGTCAATCGTGTAGCAGACCGTTATTCCCGGAACATTTATGAAGCACAGGGCAGCCCATTCGGGAGAGCATTTGATGCAAGTCGTAAAGTTTCTCGTAGAACTTATATGGGAAATGCTAATGGGTAAAGAGAAAGCCGGAGAAATCCGGCTTTAGTTACTTATTATTTCATCAATTCTAAGAATTTTTTGTATTCATCATCATCACCCATTATTATTCTTAAAATATCCTTTTCTGTTAATTTACTTTTTTTATATCCCATATCTTTTCTTATAAGAATGAATAAAGCAAGATAGTTTTGAAAATTAAGCATTTGATTTGGATTATTACAATTCACATTCCACTCTGTGAATTTCTTTATAATTTCATCAGTTCCATAAATGAGTAAATCTTTTTTGACATTTATGATTCTATCTGGTAAATCATTAGGTTTAAGTTTTTTAGTGAATCCTTTTCCTTCTCTCATTATATCAAAGAAAATGGAGAATATCTCATTGTATACATTGTATTTTCTATCTGATATCTGATTTTTTATTGACAATATTTTATCATGCTGGGTTTTTATTATAAATCCTAAAATAGTGGATATAAAGACAAGAACACCAACTATTAGTTCTGAATACGAAAAAGCAAATTCTTCGACCATGTTTTATTTGATTGTTTTATAGTTTCTCCGCTAACTTCTTAGCATTCGCAAACTTACTTATAATATCTGAAGAAAACAAGAAAGGTAGATTATATTCTCGGTTTGTTTGGGCTCTTTTGGGTTTCCAAATCCCCATTAGTTTTTTATGTTGGCATTAACCTCATTTCTTCCGACATAAACCGGGTTTCTTCTGGAATAATCCCCATTTCTTCTGTTATTCTGCATTAATCTTCCAGCAATAACTTAGTTTCTGACATCCGAAATGTGGTTAATGACATCATTAACTCGTTTTATGTATGCATTAATCGGATTGTTTGCATGGTTAATTGAATTATTTGCGCAATAAATGTGTAATAAATAGGGTTGTTTGCATGATTATAGGTGTAGTGTAGTCGGATTCATTTGTTGTTTTCTGCAAATGAAATGTTTTACTTGTAGAATTCTACATACCCATTGTTGTTTTCTGCGGATGTATATGTCGAATTCTACAAGGGGTATGTTGAAAACAACAGATAAAAGTATAATAAAGTATTTTATAGAAAGTTTATTAAAGTATATTAGGGTGGGTACGTCCACTCACATACGTGAGTGATACCCACTCTTTATTTATTTTTATAGCCATAATTAAGGTTGAAATTATTCAGATAATATTCAAATACCCCAAATGCTTCTGTGGTATCATCATAGGACAAGAAGTAATTAATAAAATTCTCCGGTGCTTTTTCTTCTTTAAAAACAGAATCAGTATAGGCTGCGAAAGAATGGCATATTGCATTATCATCGTATGTTTGTGATAATCTTGTAAGTTTCCTTTCAATAGTCTTGTTTCTTTGAAGTTGGGTAGCTGATTTTGCTCTATCGGGTTTTTTGCTTGTCAATTCGCCTTTATTGTACATAATTCGTCTCTCTTCATAGGTATCATTCAGAAGGTTATATATACGGTCGGCTGTATTGGTATCAAAAACATCTTTCTTTTGCGGTTTAAGAGCTTTTTTCTGCTCGGTAGAGAGATACTTCATGTATTTAAGAAAATCTTTAAAAAGAGCCTTATTTGTATCTATAATCTCACTTAAAATATCTTTGTTCGCCAAAATCTCAAAATCTACCTTGAAATAACTCACACGTCCACGAGTTTCTTTGTTCTCTCTGACTTGTGAAGTCAAGAACCCCATTTCTTTGAAAAGATTGATAATAACGTTCTGCCTGGTTCGCTTGATTCTTGTTTCTTCTTCAATGCGAGCCTGTGAGTAGTGGAAGTCTTGATACTTGAAAGCGACCTGTTTGACTACGAACCAGTCGAATAGAATAACTTCATCCGGGGCGAGTAAGTAAGATTGTAGTCGAATCACATTAATACATAAAGGAATTTCTGGGATATTTGGATTCTTATTCATATATTTGCATCGTTAAAATGTTGAATTACACTGTGATAGTGTATTTGTACTATTGAACGCTCCATCCTCTGTTTGGCGACGGGATGGGGCGTTTGGTGGGTTATTAAATGATTTCTACATCAATATAGCCTCTAACATAGTCTACAGTTTTAATTACCAAAGTTTTATTTTCGCCTTTAGTTGTATACTTAAAGCTCTTTCCTGCTGTAACAATTTCTTGTGTAGTTAAATTCTTTCCCAATGATACATTTATTGTAGCCTTACTTAACACATCTATATCGTGTAAGCCAATGATAACCTCCATCTCCTTACTAATATAGGTATTCCCTTTATTTATTCTAACAGAACTGGTGTCGCGTTTTACTTGATTAGCAACATACTTAACAGATTGGTCTTTATTTTCAATACATATAGTATCTGTTTTAGAGGCTTTAAGCAATGAGTATTCTTCAATTCTGTGTTTTAAAACTGGAATAAGATTTGGGTTCTTTGATAAACAATCAAAGTATATATCATTGGTCTCTTTTAGTTTATCTCTTTCTATTTCGAGAATTTCAATTCTCTGTTTTAATGTTGATATTTCACTCGCATATCCAGCAACTTCACTTTTAAATTTAGATTCAATATTATCTTTTTCTGCCTTATGAAGACTATCTTTGTTTTCATAATAAAAGAAATAAGTTAATCCCCAAATAAAACTTGCAGATGTAATGAATGTAATAACAAGCGACCAAATGGGATGTCTTTCTATTGCATTTGACATAGACAATTTTATTATAATGAATATTATTGATTTAAAGGTTTTCCGTTAACTTCTTGATAATTCTCTTTTCTAATCAACGATGGCTTCTAAAATCACTGGTAGTCCTTGAGTGCCTTCATATTTGAAAGCTTCTTCGCAGGCTGTAATCGCTTCTTCTCTTGTGTCAAAGTAAGCTATTTCGTGTTTGAATTGAAAATATCTAAAACCATAGGGAACGGTTCTGTTAAAACTTTCAACATCTTTCGTTAAGAATCGATTACTTGAATTATGTTCTTCTAATTTTACTATAAATTTTGTTTTCATGCTCTTATTCCTCCATCTTAAATTTAGTACTACATTTGGGGCAAGTGATTAATCTTTTGTATGTCCGTTCTCATCAAAATCAAATGGCAATTCCATTTGCCCAATCTGGCGCATTTTCATTTTCTTGAAATTGTCCCAAAATTGTTTCATGTTATCAGATACTTGAAACAGGGTTATCACTTTATTGATTTGCTTTTCAAGATTAGGCTCCCCAACATCCAATGTTAAGAACTGATGATAACGTTCAGTTCTGTTTCCTGATTCATTTTTGGGTGCTTTATTTTTCAATTCGTTTAGGACTCCATTAGGTAACTCTTCATAGATGATTGTATTTGTCCATTTACCAATTACACTTGGCCTTTTCTTGATACCATTTAATGTAAAATCCCAACCGTTAAGACGGAAAAGTTCTCTGTAAAAAATATCTGGAAATCGCTTTTGCCAAGGAAGAAGTTCTTCTGATATATATGCTTTTAGAATTTTTTGAAGTTCATCTTTCTCACGGTCGTATTGATATCCTGTTGCTTCATCTACGAGGGCTACAATACCGACCCGTGCAAATGCTCTAATTAGTATTTCACATTGGTCTGCTATAATCTGTTGGCGTGGAGAGAGTTCTATTTCTTTACGAGCTTGTAAAAAGGCGTCACAGATATCAGCCAAAACAGTGGCTTCATATCCATGTATTTTTGCGCCATCATTTTGGCAAATAATAGGCTTGAAGTGGTCCTCGTCTTTATCTTTGAAAATGAATGGCTTAAGTGATTTTTGCTCAAGATATCGCTTTAATCTGGTCCCTGCTTTTTGTTTTCCTTCTTCAACTTCATCTACCATTTTTAAGGCATCTTGCATTCCTCGTCCTGATAATACTCGTCTTCCATCTTCAAGGACATAACATGAGATTGTTAAACCGTTAAGATTGAGTTCTCCTTTATACATTATTTTATTTTGTTCCATAATATAATATACTAATTTAAAGTTTTTCCGCTAATTTCTTAATATCCTCCTTACTCGAAACCTTGTGGATGGTTCCGTCTAATTCGATGTAGCCGTTTATGTTGGTCGGTTCCTCGAATAGTTCGGTTATTCTCACATTAAGAGCACTGGCGATTTTCTCCAAAGTATCTTTGGTAGGATTACCATTGATTGCCTTAGATAACCCTACGGCTGATAACCCTATTCTTTCTGCTAACTCTTTTTGAGTTATTCCTGCTTGTTTGCAGATATCCAATATTCGTAACTTCATAATTATACTTATAGTTTATTCCTTGCAAATATATGAAATTATAGTATTAGTTGCTATTATTGGGGTAAAAATATACTATGTGTATATTTAATTAGCTTTTATTAACTGTGTAATGTTTGTTTGTATTATAATTATAGTTATGTTTGCATCGTAATAATAAAACTAAATGTTTAACGATTAGCATACATATAATTATGAAACGCTTCAATTTATCTCAAATTATGAAAGACGCTCATTGCTTCTACAGAAGTAATTCAAGAATGGGCAGAACTTTTGGTGAATGTCTGAAACTTGCTTGGCGTTGGGCTAAGGATGCTATCAAGTTCAAAGAAGAAAGAGATGCTAAGATAAAGGCTATGTTAGCTAATCAGAAGCCCGTAAAGCGTAAATCTTATAATGATAGTAAGATTACTTGGTTTGACTGTTACAACTCAAACAGCAAAGGTTATATGGGTAGTCAGTATTGCGGTGATTGAAATCAAAGTAAGATAGAAATGAATGAAGTATAAACATTAAAATATAAAAGTTATGGCAACAATTGAATTAAGAGAAAGCGATATGCGCAGGGCTGTGAACCTCAATCGTAAAAACGACTATGGCTTGTATGCCGAACAAATGATGCGTCTTATTAGTAACCACAAGAAAGGTGATGCGTACAAGCGTGCTTTGATAGAGTTTCGTTTGACAGATATAAATCTTCATCGTGAGGTTGAGATGCTTATTAATGGTAAGTATGACGAGTTGAGAGAACAGGTAAAAAAGTGGTAACTATAAAAGAAATGACTATGACACTAATAGCTGAAAATCGAGAAGTAAAGATATACCGACATAACGCTGTAGGCGGTCAAATTACCATATATCAGTTTGAAAGTGGTGAATTGACTTTTGGTGCCGATAAAGCATCAATCTTGAATAGATTTGAGAAAACACAAACTTATAAAGCTATTTGTAAAGTACTAACACATAAAATATAAACGATTATGGCAACAGAAATTAATATTGAAGAGATAAAGAACAAAGCTGTTCATTCAGATTTATTGAAAGCTATGTGTCTAATTAATCAAGCCCGTAGTATAGTTTCGGGTACGATGGATGAGAAAGAATTACGGGATGCCGGGCAGTGGGACTGTTTGGATGAAACAGTCACTAAACTGAATGAATGTTCTCGTGATGTAAGTTATATTATTGGCATGATTATAACAAGTAGAGTTTCGGCTCTAACGAACTAACACGATTATCAAAAGGCAGTCCTCGCACGACTTTAAAGGTTGCCTTTTACTCAGAACATTATTAACTAATAAATGATAGATTATGAATCAATTAACAAAATCAAGTTCAAGCGAAGAAATAAAGATGTATTTCAACGCTATTTTAAAGTTAACGAAAGCGAGTGAAAAATATCCGGTTAATCTGGATGAAGTCTGGATGTTGGTATATACAAGGAGAGATTCAGCCATAGATGCGTTGAAAAGAGATTTTATAGAGAATGATGATTTCATTACCGTCCGGAATTCACCGGACGGTGAAAAGTTTGCTTCGGAATCTGCCGGAGCAAGTTGGGGCGGTAATAATAAACTTGATTATCATCTTACCGTACCATGTCTTGAGTATTTCATCGTAAAGAAAGTACGTGATGTGTTTGAAGTATATCGTAAAGTCTTTCATAAATCAGTCGAATACGCCAAACAGCTATCCAATCCCACACCGGCAAAAGTCAAAGCCTCTATTGAATGGGTAAAAGGCGTGAAAGATTTACTTAATCTAAATGATTCTTCTGTATTATCACTGGTTAAACAGGTTGCAGAACCTTTAGGATTACCCACACCCGATTACACACCATCAAAAGGCATTCTTAAATCAGCCGGTGAGCTTCTGAAAGAAAATGAATGTGCAATCAGTGCACAAGTATTCAATCAGAAGATGATAGAGAAGGGTTTCATGGTTGAGTGTAGTCGCCCATCAAGCAATGGTGGCACTAAGAAATTCAAATCAATAACAGGTGACGGGTTGAACTTTGGAGAAAACCAAGTGAACCCGAACAATCCGAAAAGCACTCAACCACTTTATTATGAAGATAAGTTCATTGAGTTACTTATTTTATTACAATTAAAACAAATAGCTTGAACAATATGCGTACTTCGTTAAGTTGAGGTACGCTATTTATATTTTAATCATTTCAAATTGGTATATTTGTGTAAATATGTAAAAGAAATAATTTGTGAAAAAGTATTATGTATATATTTGGTTTTTAGTAGATACTAATGAAGTTTTCTATGTTGGAAAAGGTTCTGGAAATCGGGTTACAAGTATGAAAGATCGGAATCGACATTTTCGCAACATTCGCAGAAAGTGTAAGTGTGATTATAAAATTGTCGAATACTTTGATAATGAAGATGAAGCCTATGATTTTGAGTTGAAATTAGGAATGGAATATAAATCAAAAGGTCAAGCATGGTGCTGTTATGTTCTTGGCAAAACAGATAAGTTTCTCTCCTATGAGACGAAAATGAAAATTTCAAAAACACTCAAAGGCAACATTCCTTGGAACAAAGGATGCAAAATGCCTTTAGAGCAAAGGATAAAATTGAGCAAAATAAAAAAAGGTTTATCTCAGAGTGAAGAGACAAAGAAGCGTAGAAGTTTATCTTTAATTGGGCATAAAGTATCAAAAGATACAAGAACGAAAATATCAGCATCCCGTATTGGCGAAAAGAATCCAATGTTTGGAAAAAAACAAAGTGAAGATACCATTAAAAAGCGTGTAGCGAAAATAGTAGGTCACGAAGTGTCAGAAGATACAAGAAAAAAGATTGGGGTTTCAAACGGTAAACGTGTTGCCATGATTGACCCTAATACAAATAAAATACTTAAGGTTTATGATAGTGCATCAGAAGCTGCAAGGCATAATTGTCTGAATCATAGTAAAATTTCAAGGGTTTGTAGAGGTAAGAGGAAGACAACCGGTGGATTTATGTGGAAATATGTTGTATTATTATTGGTCTTTTACGTATTTATAAGAGTAAACAGAGGGTGAGAAATCACCCTTTGTTTGTTACTATAATTGTAATATCTCTACCATTGTCGTCCAAACATTTGCGTGAAATAAGCACAACTCGGATAGATGGAGTTTCCCATTTGTAAAAATCACTCAAACAGTCATCTTTACTTGTTGCGGATGTATTGGCATCTGATTTAGAAGAAACATCGCTTCCTAAATTCTCGGATAATGAGTTTGTGTATTTGTCGATTTTGTCTTTTAGTTTTACTAAATCCGTGTCTTGTTTATTTTCTTTTTCAAGATAGTTTAAGACATAAATGTAAGCTCCATCCTCTTCTTTGGGTGGTACTTTTGAACCGTAAATATCTTTTATAGCAGAGTCTATATTATGATTTGTAGAGCATCCACATAGCAGAGCAATACATAGCATTAGAAATGTTATTTTATTCATGTATTCACTTGTTTTTCGCAAAACTACCTAAAAATACACTATCTGCAAATTATTTCACGACAATCTTTTAAATGTCGTGCTTTTGCAATCTTGAAAATAGCAAAATAAGCCTCCAGTATCTACCTTCACATTTATTTTCTCACAATCGGGCTGTTGTGATGTATTCGTTGATAAAATCGTTTATGAAGGCTTGCGCATGTAGTAACTTAATCGAGTCAAATAGGAAATATGTAACCTTTCGTCTGTTGTCACGAATTTGATGAAAGGAAATACAAGAAATGTATAGATATATGGTAGTTTTGGATATTAAATAATTAAAAAGAGAATAAAAATGGCTAAGCTTTATTTTCGCATTGGCGCAGATTTTGACAAAGTTATTAAACTGCGCGAAGAAATTGCAAAACTGAAAAACGAGTTGAAAAACATGGATGGTGCAGCATCGCCTGATACATTTAAAAAATTAAATGAACAGTTAGGGGAAAGTACCAAGAAAATGAATATCCTTATTTCTGATGCAGCCAAAGCCGGTGCAACTATGGAAAATGATTTCAAAAAGGGTATTTATGATGGTGAAAAAGCTGTTAATTCCCTATCCGAAGAAATCATCAAACAAAAAAACATCATACGTGAGACACAGAATGATGTTTCAATGCTTACGGAGCAATATAAGAAATTAGGAAAGTATGACCCTAAAAGACAATCTTTGTCGGATGAATTGAAGCGCGCAAAAGCAGCACTGGGAGAACAGAAATATGCTCTTGGTGAACTACAATCACAACAAGCTCTTGCAAGATTATCCACCAAAGCTTTAAAAGATGAATACGCTTTGTTCAAGGATGAAAGTAAGGCTGTTATAACTGTTAATGAGGGGGTAGGAGTTTCATTTAAGAAGACACTCGCTGCTATTGGTGGAATCGCAATACTGAAACAAGTTGCTTCAAATGTAGTTTCAACAGCTGGAATGTTTCAGAAGTATGAATCTGTGCTAACCAATGCTTTAAATGGTAGTTCTGAAAAAGCGAAATCGTATCTGTCTGACATAAATAGCTTTGCTGCAAAGACAAATTTTCAACTAAATGAGCTGACGGATGACTTTATAAAGTTTGTCAATCGTGGTGTAACTCCTTCGATGGATGCCATGAAGAAGATGGGAGATTTCACTAATACCGTAGCTAAACCATTCGATCAACTGACAGAAGCGATACTTGATATAAATAACTCAGAGCGTTGGAAAGAGTTTGGCGTTCGCGTCCAAACAGAAGGGGATAAGGTTAAACTCTCGTTCCGTGATATGACAGTTGAATGTGACAGAACGGTTGAATCTGTGATGAAAGCAGTTGAACAATTTGGTTCAATGAAAGGCGTAGAAGGTTCTACGGAAGCCATTTCAAAGACGATTGAAGGACAAATGTCAAACCTTGAAGATACAATAACTACTGCTTTGGCTGAGATAGGACTTGCTAATCAAGATTTGATTTCCGGAAGTATATCTGCTGCTGATACTGTAGTTAAGAACTACGATATTATAGGTAAGAGTGTGTTGGCTCTTATCGAAATTTATGGTGTTTATCGAGCTGGGCTATTGGTGAACTCCATTGTTGAACAAGGATTTACAAAGGCTATGTGGGGAAAGGTTGCAGCAACCAAGGCCGCTACTTTGGCTCAAGCTACTTACAACAAAATTTTAATGATGAATCCTTATGTGTTGGCTGGTGCTGCCGTTGTTTCTTTAGGTATAGCTATGTGGACGTTAGCAGACAATACTACAGAGGCGGAGAAAGCACAAGAACGCTTTAACAAGAAGCAGGAAGAAGCCGCTAAACAAGAGCAAGAACATAAACAGAAAATAGACTCTCTTGTACAAAGTACTCGTGACATTGCTTTGTCTGATTTGCAGAGGGGGCAGAGTTTGGCTGAACTACGTAAGGCATACCCTAAAATATTTGCGCAATATGACATTGAAACAATAAAACTTGCAGATATTCTTAAATTGAAACGTCAAATAGCAGATGAAGATGCTAAACGTGTTGGTGAGAAAAAAGAAAAGGAACTTTCTGATCTTGAATCTGAAATCAAGTATTATGAGAATCTATTAAAAACATTATCTGGACAACAAGGTGTTGATGGATATGTGAAGAAACTGAAAGAACTTCGTGCTGATCGTGATGTCATGCTGCAAGAAAAAGGGAAAGGTATCTCTGAACAGTTCATTTCCAATCTTAAAGATGTTGATATTAGTGAGTTTGACCGCTACATCTCTGAGTTAGAAAAGCGTATCAAAGGAAAGGGTGAAAACGGTACTGTGAAATTCCGTTTACCTATTGATGTACAGGGCACTTTGTCCGATGAAGCAATCTATAATGTGAAAGACATAAAAACACTTATAGACACAGTAAAGTCTGCCAAGCAAACCCGAATTGATTCAGAGAAGAATAAAACCACTTACAAACAGGACTACGAAAAAGCGAAGAAAGACTGGGAAGACGCTAAAAAGAAACTTTCTGAAATAGAAAAGGACAAATCCAAGTTTACTTCAAAACAATACGAGGAGGCTAAAAAACGTAAGGAAACTGCTGAAAAAAAATACAAAGATTTAGGTGGTATTACCGGTAGTTCGTTAACCAAGCAAGAAAACCAAGCAAAGAAAGAAACCGAAAAACTTCGCAAACAGCAAGAAGGCATTCGTTCCCAGAATGATAAGATCTCTGAAATAGAACGCAAACAGGCAATCCAGCGTAAAAGGCAGGCTGAAGATATGGAAATGGAAATCTCACAGTCTGAGATCGATGCCATGACTGAAGGAGCTGAGAAGAAGCGTATGCAGAGGGAATTGGATAACCGGAAAGAGATCCAATCACTGGAAAGACAAAAAGAAGATATGATCCAGGCTGTAATTCAAGCTGAGAAAGAGATTTTTGATGCTCAGGAAGAGTTGAAGGTTAAAGAGAATAACAAATATCAGAAAAAGACTTTTGATTCTTCTAAGGTAGATACAGGGAAGATTAGCTCTATCTGGGATACCATTATGGAAAATACGTCCAAAAAGCAACTTGATGATAAAATACGCGATCAAGAGGTAGCTTGGAATGAATATCTTATCAAGTTTGGCAACTATCAACAGAAAAGGCTGGCCATTATTGAGAAATATGATAAGGCCATAAAGGAGGCCGAAACGGCGGGTGATGCAGCTATCTTGATGAAAGAGAAAGCTAATGCGCTTGATGATTTTGACAACTCCGTGAAGAATAGTACGACTTTAATGGGACAGCTTTTTGTTGATGCTTCCCAAAAGAGTGTGAACGAGATTCAGGGCATCATTGAAAAAGCCGAATTATTGATGCAATACCTCGCTGCCATTAAGGATGAACAGGGAAATGCTCAAATCGGTGGAAAGACAGTTTCAAAGAAGGATATTTTAGGTCTTGGGATAAGTGACAATACCCTTCAAAATTTGGAACTTTCAACAGATCAAGTAGAAGCGCTCAGAGATGCTATTGATCGTTTAAAAGGGGAATTAGGTGGGAAAAGCCCTTTTAGACTTTTCGAAACGCAAGTAAAGCAAGCGACTGATAAGATAGCACAAGGGGGTAAAAAGAATATTGTTCAGGGTATTTCAGAAATCGGGAGTGCTGTGACTCAATTTACTCCTGCTATATCTCAGTTTGGTCAGGATCTTGGTACAATATTTGGCAACGACGATCTTGGTAATAAAATAGCCGGTATTTCTGATGCCTTAGGTGGAGTTGGTCAAACAGCCATGGGAGTTGGTCAGATAATGTCTGGTGATATCGTAGGTGGTGCCATGAGCGCAGTTTCCGGTATTTCATCTGTTGTAAAGGCTTTAGATGGTTTATTTGGTGCTGATTATTCCCGATACAATGAAATGAAGTCCCAATATGAAGCACTCGATTCCGTGTGGGACACTTTAATAGACAAGAAGAAAGAGTATATTAAAATGTCCTATGGGGATGAAGCCTATAAAGTAGGGAAAGAAACAGAAACCCTGATAAAGCAGCAGACCCAGAGATATTATGAACTTCTGAATGAATTAAGGCAAAGCGGCTCAAGTATTGGATCAAGTTCTTTAGGCAAACGAATAGAAAAAAGACTTAGTAAAAAGGATTGGGATAGGATATCCGGTGCTGTCGGTGAATCTGTCACGAATGCAGAGTCATTGCTTAATCTTTCTGCAGAACAACTAAAAGAAGTGCTTGCCGATCCTAAACTGGTATCTGTCCTTAATACTGTAAACGGTGACTTTGTAAAATACATACAGGATATTGTCAATGGCTCTGAGAAATTAGAGGATATACAGAACCAAGTAAAAGAACAGCTTACCCAAGTTTCATTTGATAGTGTATTTGATAACTTTGTCGATACCTTGATGGATATGGATAGTTCGGCAAAAGACTTTGCTAATAATTTTGAGAGGTATATGCAGAAGGCTATGCTTACCACTATGCTTGGTAATAAGTATAAAGCCGAACTACAAAAATGGTATGATGCTTTTGCTGCTGCTAACGATAATAAAACAGGTATTTCTGAGGAAAATTATAAAAAGTTGCAGGAGCAATGGAACGACATTGTTACCGACGCGGTTAAAGAGCGGGATAAATTGAAAGAGTTGCTTGGCTGGACATCCGAATCTTCCTCTCAGGATTCTACAAAAAGAGGATTTGAGGCCATGTCTCAAGATACTGGAGAAGAACTAAACGGACGTTTTACTGCTTTACAGATAACTGGGGAAGAGATCAAGAATCAGAGCGTAGTCCAATCCCAAGCGCTCAATCTGCTGACGGCAAAGGCTGATACAATTCTTTCTGTGAATACAGAGGTAAGGAATATTGCGGATGATACGAGGAATTTAATTGCTAATTCTTATCTTGAACTGATGCAAATTTCGGAGAATACTGGAGCTATAGTGAAGCCTATTCAACAAATGCAGAAAGATATAGCAGAAGTTAAAAAGAATATCGTAGGCTTAGCTCCCTAAAAGAAGAAGGCAGGAATTTTCCTGCCTTGCTTAGATTTCTTTGAAGGAAAGTTTTGTTATGATTGTTGTATCATTATCCTCGAAAAATATTTCTGTTTTATCCAATGAATACGACTTATTATTCCTATGGAACACAACATTGGGTTTAGTAAATTCGAGAATCTTCATATAACTGAAATCATGTTCAATTACTTCTCCTCCAAAATTAAGTTTTAAGATATGCTTTTCCTCCATATTATATAAATTTGAATTATGTGCAAATATAACAATAAAAATACAGTTTATGCCAGATTTACTTATAAACAATAAAGACGCATACGCCACATGGGGTGTGAGAATGGGAGAAAGTTTTCTTGATGTAATCGGAACGCCTGCTCCTATGAAAGAGTTCATCGAGAATAAATCCCGTTTGGAACATGGGAAGAGAGTGATAATAAATAACCCCAAAGTGGATGAACGGGAAATAACGCTTTCATTTACTATTGAGGGCAGTTCCCAATCTGATTATCAATCAAAGAAAAAAGCTTTCTTCGAGGAATTGTACAGAGGTGTAATTGATATTAAGATTCCAGCTAATAGTAACGAGGTCTACCATCTAATCTATCTTGGTAAAAGTGTTTCCTATGCGCAAAGTATAGACCGGACATTTGGTAAGATTTCAAGTAAATTTTCGGAGCCTAATCCAGCAAATAGAACTTAATTTGTGACCTTATTTCTGATGTCACAACAGGAAGCCCGAATTTTTAGGGCTTCTTTTTTTTATCTCCGACCTTTGATGTGTTATGGAAAGAGTAGACATCAAAGACATATCTGGCAGTATTCGCTTTTCTACTATTGTAAATGAAGGCTCGAAACGAAAATTCCTTTTAATGAAGGAAGACTATGTTACTGTGAAGTTCAATTTGGATGAACCGATTTTTTTCAAGCTTGGTGATTACATAGATGATGGACATTTGGGAGTGTTCGAGATATGTGACATACAGAAACCCGCTTACAATGCAATAACGGCAAGTTATGATTACGAACTTCGTTTGGACGCTTATTACTGGAAATGGAAAAACAAAATTTTCAAATACACCCCAGAGACAGCCGGACAGGAAGCGTCCTGGAACCTGACCGCTCCACTGGATGTTCAAGTTGGTATAGTCCTGAGAAATTTAAAAGCTCTTGGTTACACATACAAAGGACAGGATTTTGTTTTTTCCATTGACAGCACGGTTGAAAATAAAGCTCAGTTGATGTCTTACGACAACATCAACATTCTTGACGCTTGCTTTGAAATGGCAAAAAAATGGGATTGTGAGTGTTGGGTGACAGAGAGTATCATTCACTTCGGGCGTTGTGAGTTCGGTGATCCTGTTAATTGGGAGATCGGTGTAAATGTAGAGGAAATGTCCCGTTCGGATTCACAATCGACTTACGCAACGAGAATCTATGCTTTCGGTTCTACAAGGAACATTCCTTCAAATTACCGCCCCGTTGATGAAACGGTGGTGGTGAATGGTGTGGTTCAGAAAAGATTAATGCTGCCCGAGGGTATTCCCTACATTGATGCATACCCTAATATGACTACCGAGGAAGCCATCGAACAGATTGTTATCTTCGATGAGGTCTATCCACGGAGAGTTGGAACGATGTCGGACATTACCACTAAAGAGTACACCGAAACCATCGAGAATGCTGATGGAACGACTACCGAAAAGAAATGGAACGCCTACCGTTTCAAGGACACAGGTATCACTTTCTCAAAGGATTATGTTCTTCCTGGTGAGGAACTGAAAATTACCTTCCAATCGGGAAAATTAAACGGTATGATGTTCGCTGTCACCTTTGACCCCGATGGCAAGGATGAACAGCTTTGGGAGATTGTACGTAACGAGGACTACGGTAGACCCTTGCCCGATGGAGTACTCGCCCCTGTCAACGGGGATAAGTATGTATTATCGGGATGGGACAGCACAAAGATAACAGAGCTTGGATTAGTGTCTGTCGCAGAGCAGGAATTGAAGACCAAGGCCGAGAAGTGCGTTACCAAGTCCAAGATAGACCCGAATACCTACAACTGCAAGATGATGTCCGATGACGCATATCGTGAAGATGGTATTCATAACCTTTACGGCATGGGACAGAAGGTGAACCTTATCAACAAGGCCTACTTTGAGAACGGAAGACAATCACGTATCATAGGTTTCGAGTTCAACCTTGACTATCCTTTTGATTCACCTGAATATACCGTAGGTGAGACAGCCGCTTATTCCCGCATCGGAGAACTGGAAGAAAAGATAGACAGCGTAACGCTTGCTGGGCAGACTTATACCGGTGGGGTTGGCAACGGTGTGTATCTTATCAGAAGGAATGATTCTACACCCGCAACGGATAGTAATACATTCTCTGCCTTGCGGTTACTGGCCATGTTTCTTCGCAAGGATCAGGTCGACACTGCGAAAGAAATAATCACCTTCCTCAAAGGTCTCCTTATCGGCAAAAAAGGTCATGGCATCAGTGTCAGTGACAGTGGTGCGGTAACGGCCGTCTTTGACGAACTGAAGAATGTCTTCAGTATCGTATCTCCCGATTTCGTGAGTGGAGATCTGGGCAACGGGTTCATCTTAAAATACGACCCGAAGACAGGACGGAGTTACCTTGAAGTGGACGAATTGCTGGTAAGGAAGTTGGCTTACTTTGTAGAACTGATCATTAAGCGTCTGTCCCACGTTGGTGGTGAGATCATCCTTACTCCGGCAAGCTTGAAATGTTCAAAAGTAGAGGTGTACGACACTTATTACCGTTGCTACTTCGAACAGGATGACGGTGACAAGAGTATCGTACAAGAGTTCAAGGCAGGCGATCAGGCACGCTGCCAGACATTCAACGTGCAGGAAGGCACAAGCCATAATGTTTCCAACACCTATTACTGGCGGCTTGTCACAGCCACCGGAAAAAACTACATAGACTTGTCCATCGAGGATTGTGATCTGGGCAGCATGGAACCGTCTGACGGTGACCACATCGTGCAGTTGGGTAACCGGACCGACGCGACACGCCAGAACGCGATCATCCTCTCCACCGTGGGAGACGATGCGCCTTCGATCAAGCAGTACAAGGGTATCAACGGGTACACGCTACGTAATAAAGAGGTAACCATCCTGTCGCCAACCCTTAACAAGTTTCTCGGTCAGTTTATCTCTGAGGTTACCGGCAAGAGCTATGATGATATGTTTTCCGACCTTAAGGCTGACTTTGACATCGTTAAGGATCAAGTGGACAGAGAGTTTACCATCTGGTTTTTTGAGTATGCACCGACTTTGAGCAACATCCCGGCTTCGGACTGGACCACAGACGCTTTAAAGGCTCTACACGAGCAGGATATATTTTACAACCGGGCTTCCGGACTGGCCTACCGTTTCGAAAAGAATGCGAACGGGGCGTATAGCTGGAACAGTATAACGGACCAGCAGACCGTCAAGGCGTTGGAAGATGCCGCCAAAGCCCAGGACACCGCAGACGGAAAACGCCGGGTGTTTGTGGCTCAGCCGACCAACGCACAAGCTTATGACATTGGTGATTTATGGGTGAATGCCACCTATTCGGGTAGCGGTGTAAACTATTCAAATGATACCTTGAGATGCGTGACCGCCAAGGCAGTCGGAGCAGCGTTTTCAATTTTTCACTGGACCCCTGCCAGTAATGCTACAACCGCTTACATAAAAAACCTTGGCGACAGCATTCTGCTGACGGTCGGAGCGAACGATACGGAAGCAAAGCGTTTGATAAGTGTCGCCCAGAAAGCCGCTGACGCTGCGGGTGTCACAGCCGATGCCGCAAAGGCAACCGGTGAGACAAATGCTACGGCTATCAAGCAAAACAGGGACAGCATCTCTGTGGTGGCAGGAAGGTTCAACTCTGACGGCACGTTGAAGAACACGTCCGGTCTGGTAACGGGGAACGGAACATTTGCCACGCTGTTCGCCAATGCGGTCGTTGACGGAAAGATAGTCAAGCAGGCTGACATCAGTACTTTCATCACGGCCGATCAGGCCGGTAATCTGATTTCCAACGCCTCAATCAGAGCCGATAAGGTGGTGTTTGAAGGAACTTCTGTAAAGATAGCGTCCAAATACCTGGATATAACCGGGGCTGTCACCTTCAACTCCTTCAACGCTGACCTGCAAGGTACCATCAACGGAAAAGCAACGACAGGCTATGTTGACACGGCAAAGACCGACGCGATAAGCAGTGCCGCTTCCACGGCGCAGTCAAAAGTGGATGCCCTGTCAAATACATTAGGAAGCCTGGCGTATAAGAGTGCTGTTGAGAAAGCCATGCTGGGAACCACGCTCATCAATGGCGGGTATATCCGGACGGACTTGATTGATGCCCAGACTATCGTCGCAAATGCTTTGTCGGCTGATAGAATTACTGCTAATTACCTTACAGTTACCGGAGAGTCCATGATTGGTGGCTTTAAAATATCCGGTACTTCTTTAGCTTCCGGTCCAATGACTATATCAACCCAGAATATTCAGTTTTCCGGGGATGGCATTACTGCCGGTTTAGGTATTAATACCGTACCTGCCGTTATAGGGTTGAATGTCCCGTTGTGGATTAATAATAACAGTTCAGCGGATAAATGTATTGCCGCTCATTTTTCCGCTACCGGAGCCTCCGAGAAAGAAAATAACATCGCGCTTGCTTTAACCGGGTGTATCTCCGGATTTGCGGTTAAATTACGCTCAATAGAATCAGGAGGATATCTGACCTTGGAAGACTGTTTTGTATCATGCAGCTTCACCGGAAGTGATCAAAATGTATACCTGCCAAAAGATCCGCCGGTCGGCAAAGTATACTTAATCAAAAGATGGCCGAACACAGGTAAAGGACCGATCGTACACGCAAATGGAAGCACGTTGAATGGTGGAGCCACATCGGATTTATTGAAAGAAAATAACCATCTTGCGATATGCGTATGGGGTGGAAAATCATGGAGTTATAATAAAATATCATTATAATTTTAAATATTATAGCATGAAATTTTATTTAGAAATATTGAAGGTATTGACAAAGAGAGAGAGATGTCTGGTAAATATCATTTGCTTTATAAGTTAAGCCGGAGGATATGATTGTAAAATATTAAGTGAAACCAAAATAAATAGATTATGAAAGTGAATTTTAATGTCCCCTTTAAAAATTACAAGGGTCAGGAAACAAAGGAAATCATTGCTGACAAGGTGTCCGAAGCGTTGTATGCGCTGGGCTCGGAATCGAAAGTCGGAAATGACAGGAAGTACAGTGCCTATAAGGTATGCAAGAGAATTAACGAAAGCCCGTCCGAAGTGGAAATCTCCACCGAAGAGGCAACATTGGTAAAGGACGTATGCGCCGAATTTTTAGTAGCCGGCGGATATGGTCAGGTATGTGACTTAATTGAAGGAAAGGAATAATTATGGAAGTGAAGAATGTAAGTACATCCGCCACCAGCAAAGTGGGCGACGTGACCGTAAAGTACACCATCACGGAAAAGAATGGTAAAAAGGAAGTGTCCGGCATGTGTGTCCGTGACGAAGAGACCGTGTGTTATATGAACTGGAAGAAAGACGGTGAGATGGGTATCTCTTTCAACAGTGACGCGCTGACTTGGGAGGAACAGAAGTCAGTAACTGAACAGATCTTGGCGGACATCGAACAATTAAACGCATAGGGTAATGGGTTATATCAAGTTTGTGCTCAGGCGTACCACGGATGATCATGGTAACACTACCAACGCCCGTATCTGCCGCATCGAAAGCGACTTACCGGGCACGGGTACGCTTGAAACGAACCTGATCATGCACGCACTTTCGGCTAAGGGCGGAAAGGTGGAAGTGATAACGGTATTCACGTTGGATTACAGCGCACTGGACAGTGCTAATTATTTAGGGTAGATTATGGCAGTAAGCGAATTAAGAAAGACGTTCACGTCCGGCGACTCGTTGAAGGCGGCGGAACTGAACCAGATGGTCAGCAAGATCAACGAACTGGTGGACGGGGTGAACGACACCTCCGGGGAGGAGGACTTGCAGGATAAGATTACGAAGATCAACCAGTCCATCACCGCATTCAAGCGTTCCTTGAGCCTAATGGAAGATGAAATGGCGCGGAAGATCGACAATATCTTCATCGAGGGCACTGACCTGTATGCGGAAGCGAACGGTGAGATAGTCAGCGGTCCGCTTAACACGACCGGCGGTCAGACTGTGGTACAGCGGTATGTGCGTGTAGTCAATGAAATGGACGGGAAGACACTTTCGGCCAGCAAGGACGAACCTTGTATCATCAAGTTTAAGTTCATCTCGCAGGAACGTTACTCGGCACTGGACCCTTACGAAAACACCAACGAGCGTGGCTTATGTGAGGTCTCGGTAAAGAACGGTGATGGGGACTATGTTGTTCAGAAGCAAATGTATATCAACTCCACCGGCATTACTTCCGTTGACGTGACCGAGTTCCTCACATCGGGTGCTAATAACGTCATGGTAAAAGTGACCGGGGAAGTGACCGAAGTCACCACCCCCGCGTTCGTATGGACCGTGACCCTGACCTCGTTGACCATCAACGCGAGCAACTTCCGGTGGTGGACCGCCTATACCGGGGCAATCACCTTGCCGCTATATATAGGGGGCAATGTGAACAAAGTATTGCACGTGACGGTAGTTGGCAGCGGGTACAATCGTGAGTATGACGAGAATATCGGTACCCAAATCTATACCGAAACCGCTTATAACTATTCCATCCCCCATCCGGGAAAGACGGGTGTTTTCAAGGTTACCGCATACGTCAGTACCGTTGATGGCAGCGTGGCCACCAAAGTCGTATCCTTTAATGTGATGTGTGCCGTTACCGGTGAAGCGGTCAAGATGATCGCCATCAACAACGTTACGTCAAAGGCTATAAACTGGACTGAGAATGCCCTGTTTGATTACTCGATCTACAACGGTGACGAAGTAAATACCTCCGCCGAATTTATAGTGAACAAGGACGGGAAACAGGTCTATTCCTCTGAAGAGGACAATATCACCACGCAGGCCAAACATACTTTTTCCATTCCGATGGAAATCGACACTTTGGACAATTCGGAGTTTAACATCGAGGTGTCCGTGATGGACGGTTACAGCCAGCTGGGCAGTACGGTAGTCATCCCGGTGGACAACTCGTTGGGTTATTCCGCCGTTGCCGGCGCGGTTTTCTATATGAATCCGAAGACCCGAAGCAACGGGCAGTCCAACCGGCAGTCTGTCATCAACGAGATAACCGGTACGGCTATCCCCTGTACATGGGAAGGCATGAACTGGGGCAATGACGCCTGGACAGCGGACAGCGCCGGGAACAAGGTTCTTCGTATCATGGCGGGCGGTTTGCTGACGGTGGATTACAAACCATTTGAAAAGGAGGCGGCCCGTAAAGGCAAGACAATAGAGGTTGACTATCTGATTTCAAATGTCACTGATTACACGGAGCCGCTTATCACCATGTCCGTTCCGAACGGTGACAATTTCATCGGCCTGAATATCTATGCGGACGAAATCATCATGCACTCGCAAGTGCAGCGCAATGATGAAGTGCAGAGCCTGCATACCTTTGAGGAGAAGCGTACCAAGCTCACATTGACAATCATTCCGGACGCTTACGGGAATCAGGATTTCAACCTGTGTGTCTTGTACGTAAATGGCGTTAAGAACCGGGAGTTCACGTATGAGAACAACGATTACTTCGCGCAGGACGGGAAGATAACCATCGGCTCGGACTATGCTGACGTTGACGTATACGGTATCCGCATCTATGACAGCGGTCTGACCTCTGCCGGTGTACTTACAAACTACATCAACTGGCTGGTGGAGCGTGCCGACAAGGCGATCGCCAAAGCCTACAATGACATCCTTGACTCCAACGGTTCGGAAATCGACTTTGCCAACACCGTAGACCAGATGAATGTGATGGTGTATGACAACACCATCCCGTCCATGTCCGACCAGACTCAGCGGTTAGGCACGCTGGAGGTGTTCTGGTACGAGCACCCAGAATGGAACGTATCTATCAATAACGTTACGGCCAAGGGGCAAGGTACTTCATCGATGAAGTATTGGATATGGAACACCCGTTACCAGCTCGACAAGAAGCTGTCTGTCATCACTTATGCGGACGGTACAACTTCCACTGCCGGGGCGAAGTGGGCGATGACACCCCATCTTCCTGCCGGGCGTAAATTCACAGCGAAGAAAAACTACGCTTCATCCATGCAATCCCACAAGATCGGTGCGGTCAATTCCTATACCGACCTTATCCGTGAGGTTGGCATCCTGAACGAAGCCATGCAAGCCGACGGGAAAGTGCGTGTCTCAGTTTGGGAAGCTCCTTTTGTATGTTTTGAAAAACAGATCAACGAGGAAGGTGAAACGCTATACGTTTTCCGCGGACTGTACACATTCGGTCCTGATAAGGGGGATGCCGATACATTCGGGTATGATACAGATACTTATCCTAACCTGTTGAGCATTGAAGGTTCTGACAACTCACCGCTGCTCACCCTGTTCCGTGTCCCCTGGAATCCGGCACGGGGATTGATAGCCTACAATGAAGACGAAGAGGCGTATCAGTACAACGGGCAGAACTGTTTCGATTTGGGTGAAGGCGAAGTGGAGAATATATCCAAGTTCATCCCGGCATACAATTGCGTCTACCAGTGCTCTCCACGGTTGAAGCCGTTCATCGGTACGTTGACCGAACTGAACGGACAGGCCTCCGCCTACAAGAACGAACCCTACGAGTTCTGGATAGCGAAAGCCGGGGATGTGAACCAATATAATGTCTACTATTACGAGTCTTCCGTCGGTCAGTTCATAGCTTCCGATATCGGGAACGGTACCATAAACTTGAAAACGCAACTGGCCGGTTACATGGATACCGGAAACCTGTCCGCATTTACGGCAGACCAGTTGAATGAACTGTTTATCAATTCCCGTATAGCTAAGTTCAGAAATGACGCTCCGCAATACTGGGAAATCAATGATTGTCTGTTCTTCATGAACAACGTCGAGTTCAATGCCGGTACCGATGAACGTGCCAAAAATACCTATCCCTACAGCTTCGGAACGGATACCAGCCGATGGCGTTGGCGTGTGGATGATGCCGACACCCGTTTCGACACCACCAACCGCGGATTGCCTGATAAGTCATACAGCGTCGAGGTACATGACAAGGATGAAACAGGGGCGGCTATCTGGAACGGTGAGACAAATAACTTCTTTAACCTGATGGAACTGGCTTTCCCGGACGAGAAAATTGCTTCTATGCGAAGTTCCATGACAGCCATGCAGACATTAGGCGGGTTGAAGTCCGGTAACGACTTACAGAAACTGTACGCTTTCTACCAGAAGTATTACTTTGATGTAGCGCAGGAATACTTCCCTCAGAACGCCTATAACGCAGATGCGAAGTATTGCTACGAAAACGGTAAGATAGCTTACAATGACGGGCGGTACACGAACGATACCGATCCTATCACGCAATCACTGGGAGATCACTATCTTGCCGAACAGCGGTGGATAACAAAGAGGATACTGTACATGATGTCGAAGTATAGTTTCGGCCTGTTCAGTGCCAATGGAACGGATACCATCGTAGTACGTGCCGCCGGGAACTCGATCGGTTATGACATCACCCCGGCCATGGATATGTACCCTGCCATTGCCAACGGTACGAGTATCATCCGTGGCTCCCGGACGAAAGCCGGTGAGGTCTGTCATATGGAAATCGAATTGGGAGGTACGGGTGACCAGCAGAACGCCATTCAGGCGGCAAGCTACCTGCAGGATATCGGGGACTGGCACGACAAGAACGTCACCGGTTCCATGATCGTACAGGGTAAGATGCTACGCGAGATCCGGCTTGGGCATAAGACTGCCGGCATTGTGATTTCCATTTCGTCGCTTACACTTTCCAACTGTGTCAGCTTGCAGAAGCTTGTGCTCTCACGCATATCCACGCTGGCGGGCACTCTGAACCTTACCGCCTGCAGCCACCTGAAGGAGGTGTACATCGACGGGACTTCCATCACCCAGCTTCGTCTTCCGGCAGGCGGCGGATTGGAGCTGGTAGAGTTTAACGCCTTGTCCCGTTACCTCGTTCTTAAGAACTATCCGTTAATGAAGAACAGTGGTGTCTTGATAGATGAATGCGCAGCCGTAATCACTGACTTTTTCATTTCAGACTGCCCGCTTATGCAGCCTATCAAGCTCCTGACACAGATCATGGACGCACAGCAGGGACAAGGCGCCGGACATTCGTTGAAGCGTGTCCGTGCTGTCGGTTTTGATGAAACGTATAACACTTCCGACATGCTGGATAAGCTGGCCGCTTTGGCGGACGGTTCGTATGTAGGTCTTGACAGCGAAGGTGTGGCCGGTGAGGATGAATACCCGGTGCTGGACGGTACTCTGAATGTGTATGCGAATGCGTACGAGGATTCGATTCAGGCTCTGAGGGGAACTTTTAAAAGGTTGGAACTGAATGTGATCGGTAAGTATTTTATCCGTTTTACCGATAAGATAGTCGCTCAAAGAGTCTTTGAGCTATGGGACGTCAACGGTGACGGCGGGTTAACCCGGGATGAAGCCGACTTGATTACATCGATACCAAGATACTTTCTGTCAGGTGATAAAAATGAAAATTATAAAAATATCACTTCCTTGGTCGGGTTTGAGAGTCTGAGTAATTGTACGGAGATCGGATATGGGGCTTTTGAGAATACCAATTTGGAAACAGCTGTCTTTCCCCCTAATCTTAAACAGATCTACCAACGTGCATTTACGGGAACTAAGATCAGGAAAGCGAATCTTCCGGATTCCTGTACATTCTTATCTTCCGGAGGAGGAAGTGATTATATGCCTTTTTATAATTGTTCCGAGCTTGAGGAGTTTACGATGAAAGACTTTATCATACCTCCCGAAAGGCACTATACGATAAATAAAGGGTTTTCTGATTGTCCGAAGCTGAAAAAATTCAGATGCAACTCTTTCGAATATGGGTATGATTCGATTGCGACAACCTTTGCCTTACTCTCTTTCTCAAACTGTGTGTCGTTGGAAGAGTGTGATTTCGGTGAGCTGAAAGGTTATGTTAACTCCATGTCGTATGGAATGTTTGAGAATACCCCGATAGCGGCTTCATGTGTTCCCGTAAATATAATAAAGTCCGCCTCTCAATCTTATAATAACTGTACAAAATTAAGAGTCGTTGTGTTTGAGGGGAATCTTGATGTTTTAGGGCTGCGTATGTTTTTCGGATGCAATTCCGTGACGGTCATTTTTAAATCCATGACTCCACCTACGACCTTGGAGTATGGAGGGCTATCTAACGTAGTCGCCATATATGTTCCTGATACAGCTGTAAGCGATTATAAATCCAGTGTAATATCCGGCTATGCTTCCATTATTTTCCCGTTATCAGAATATAACGGATACATGCCTACTAAACTGTATGAAATATGAAATAACAATATAAGGAAAATGAAATGGGATTAAATGACTGGTTGGCGATATTAGGAGCTATAGGCGGTAGTTCGACGATTACCTGGGCAATTACTTTCTGGGTCAACCGGAAGACAAATGCTCGTAAAGAAGATGCCGCTGCTGATAGTATGGAGAACGAGAACGAACGTAAACAAGTGGATTGGTTGGAGAAACGGATGTCTGAACGTGACATGAAGATTGATTCTTTGTATGTAGAGCTCCGTCAGGAACAGTCAGCCCACTTGGAAGAGATACATAAACGGCATGAAGTCGAATTGAAATTAAAAGAGGCGGAAATGAAACGGTGTGATGTCCGTGGCTGTTCAAGCCGGGTCCCACCGAGTGATTATTAATTAAATTAAGGAGATATAGAAATGAAGTATTTTACAATCGCTGAGTTATGCCGTTCGAATACGGCTGACCGTTTAGGAATCAATAATAAGTGCAATCAAGAGCATGTGTCTAACTTGACTGCATTAGTTGATAATGTATTAGATCCACTTCGGGAGGCATACGGTAAGCCTATTACCGTCAATTCAGGCTATCGTTGCCCGACACTGAACAAGGCGGTAAAAGGAGCTGCTTCCTCTCAGCACATGACCGGGCAGGCGGCGGACATTGACACCGGTGACCGGCAACAGAATAAGCTTCTATTCGAATATATCCGGAAGAACCTACCGTTCGATCAGCTTATTGACGAAAGTAATTTTGCCTGGGTACATGTCAGTTACCAGGCGGATGGTAAGAATCGTAATCAAGTGTTGAAGCTATGAAATATCTACTCTATATTATTGTATTGCTATCAGCAGCATGGTTTAGCTCCTGTGGTAGTCACAAATCGAATATGAAGCAGGAAACCTCCATTAATACGGAGAGTAATCACCAACGTAAAGACACTGCATCATTCAGTGAACAAGTAAAGAAGGCAGAACGCGAAGATGTAACTGAAACAGTCGAAGAGGTTACAACGGTCTACGATACCAGTCTTCCAGTTGATAGTACTACCGGAACTCCCCCTGTTCTGTCTGAGACAAGGAAGACCACCAGACGGGAATCCGGTAAGCAGAGTCAGGAGGATAAATCTACGAGCTTGAATCAGTCCACAGATGTGAATAATAATCAGAAAACTGCTGTTCAGGATAGCAAGGAGAAAGATAAGCAAAAAGATGAAACGACAGTACCTCGGCAAATCGGAGGTATTATCTGTGCATTGGCTGTGCTGGTCGTGGTGATTATTGTAGGTTGGATGCTTTATATATCAAGAAAGAAGTAGTATCTTTGCTATGCTAACAATATTAATTTTATTATGGTATGGAAAATATTTATATAAAAGATAACGACAATAGGTTGATTGATTATATGAGTGATTTGCGTGGAGATGTAGCTAATCTTATTAATAGTAATATATGTAGAATGCAAGAGAAAGGGAGAAATATCACTATTAATAGTGCTGACGAATACAATAGAGATTTAATAGCAAGTACAGGATATGAAGAAAAGCAAGGGTTATATGATATATTGATATTAGAATATAATCAGAAGTACCCTAACAAGCTATTGCAACGTTGGCCGTCTCACCGTTAATTCTATAGTTAAGGCAGTTAAATAAGCTGCCTATGTCGGGGTTGGGGTGAGTTGTAATTTGTGGGAATGGTGATTACCATATCAAAAAGAAATATTATTTTCGCACTGTAGAAGCATCTTATCATTAAGTTGCTGGCCTCGATTCTTAGGAGTCGGGGCTTTTTCATTCAAAAGAAATCTTTCTGTACCCGAAAAACTGATTCCCTTATCTAAAATTTATAATTGTTGTCGGTTATCTATCCCCATATCTTTGCAATGTAAGCTTACAGAGATAGTTAATTTATAGGCGGGTTCCGAAAAGCCGAAAAGAGAGTAGGAGCAAAATAGAAAGAATTATGAGTGAAAATGTGAATAATAACTGGACAGGAGAAGTGAAAGTAATCACTAATACCCATCCTGAAGGATGGGTTGCTAATATTGTGGGTGTTGCGGCTAATCCGCCATTGTCGTTAATGTTGGATATGTTGAATGCGATCGCATTCACAGATGTTACCACCAATCAAATCACAGCAGTGTTACAAAATGGAGTTAATTTGCCAATTCTTGCCGGTAATAGTGCTGTTATCATTAGTGGCCATGGTGCATTTGCTGTGAGAACCTATTAGAATATAAGAGTCAAGGCAGCCGAATAAGCTGCCTTACTATTACCCTCTCATCATCATTATATCCACCGTATCTATGTAGTCTATTAATTATTTTGATTTTTAACAGTAATGCAATATATTCGCAAAAGAAAATAGGAGAAGTACTTGGTTTGCTTTAAAATAGTTATTTGTTTTACAAATGTTTTATTGAATATTATTTTGTGGTGTTAATTATTTGATAATTAAGTAGGTATATTGTATGGTTAGCTACTTCAATGTAATGGGGCTTCC